ACTAGACAGAGAACTCCTCTGTAGTGGCGGCAAGGGCACCCGAGCCGGTTTCGTTAGTGATGGGATCGCTGTTCGCTGCAGACATCAGAACCGTAACAGAGGAGGCACAAGCCGCCACTGCGTCAGTCGCCGAAATCTGGATGAACCGCTCAGTTCCACTTAAGTCAATCCTACCAATGTATTCTTGATTGTCATTGGCAGTCGTGATTTGGGTGAAAGCTGCACCAGTAATTGCTGAGTAAGCGCCACCAGAGGTCGCGCACTCCTGCACAATTACATCGTTCGTTCCGCCTGCAGCGTTTCCGCCAGCGTTAAGAAGAACTAGGCAATCGGTGAATCCAGCAGTGTCAATGGCTGGGCTGAGAACAGCACCGGCGCCAGAACGACTCTCGGCACCGAGCGCGTAAACAACCTTCACATCTTCATTTAAGTTTCGTCTCATCTTATTTACCTCAAGTTACGGCAACGAGTGCCTTGGAGATGGAGGAGTTATGACGATGACCGAAATCCATTTCCGTGATGGCGCGGATCCAGGTTTGGTCAGTTGTGAAGGCGGAATCAGTTCCGTCCCCAGCTACATTAGAAGCCAACAGTTCCATACCGCGCCACTGCGCCCAAATGGAATCTTCCCAGTTGGCGAAGTAAACATGGTACTGGTTAGCAACGCCGCCAGCAGCAGTAGTCAGCGCCGTGGTGGTGTGCCAATCGAAACCAATGTCCTCGGCAATCGCACGATCGCTCTTAGCCTGGAAGACATAGTTACCAGCTTGTCCTGCACCAGCGCCAGTTTGAGCGGTCCGCTCTTGGCGGATAGCTCTCATGACGATTGGATGCATAACATAACTCATGTTTCCACGAGCCGTGTTGGACTGTTGCAAAGAACTAAACAACTCGTCAAGAGTGTTTAGGTTTGGCTGTTGAGCATCGGCGGAAGCATCGTAGTAATTCACGCTGCCTTCGACATTGTAGACGCCAGTAGCGCCTGTAGACAGATTGTCAATGCCTAGTGGTTGGAAACTGGAGCCAGTTCCCTCGAAGAATGCCAAGTCAGCCGCAAGAGCGACTACACGAGCAAGGTCATCCCGAATCAGCCCTTCCGCCTCACCTGTGGCGTTGTAGAGGAAACGGTTTGAGATGCGGGTGAAAGCGGCAGCCTTCTTAGGACGCAAACTGAGCATACCGGCAGTCATTGTGCTGTCGGTAAGAGCGGTTGATTCGCCAACCCAGGATGCGGTTGCACCTGCGGTCATTTTGGGAATTTCCAGAGGCATTCCACCTTGTGCGTTAATGCGACGAAGACCAAGGGCATCGACCACGCTATTAGCGCGAACGAGTTCGATGATTTCGTCCATGTAGGTTGCTGGCACAAAGTAGCCGCCGGCGGAATCTGTTCCTGTATTGACGGCACGAGCTTCTTTGAAGATTTCCTTCTCAAAGCCATCGCCCCAATCGTCGAAACAAATCCCCTTGAGAGCCTGAGCAAAAGAGAAACTGCGTTTCTCGTCTGCCAGACCGGGAATTTCTACTTCCAAGCGGGATCGGGTGGCGTCCTCGACTGAGGTCAACCGCTCGTCCACACCAGTAAGTTTCTCTTCCATAGCCTGGTGATTGTTGTTGACGGAACTCTCGACCACTTTGATGCGGTCGCCAATTCCTTCAACATTATCACCAATACTACGAAGAGTATCTTGAACTTCGCGTTCCATGATGTTTGTTACTCCGTAACTGAGATTAATTTGGATTGGAGGTCGAGTAAGCGGTTGTAAAGGTCGGATTCGCGCTCGGGAGCCTCAGGCTCGTCATTTGGTTCCTTCCCCGAAGCGACTCCCAACTCCGCAACCTCCGCACGGAGCGCTGTCACTTCTTCCTTGAGCAACTGGAGAGCGCCGAAAAGACCCTCTCCTCTAAGTTCCTCGTTGGCCGTCAGTCGTGCCGCTAAGTCACGCACATCGGCCAAGACCTGAAGTTTGCTTTCCATTTCCGGATCAGCCTTCAGGTAGCGCGTCCCATGGAGAACGATCTCCTCTGGAACACTATCCTCATCGGCGCCTTCGAGCATCCGCTGAAGCGCCTCAAGGTCTTTCTTGATGACGTTCGCATCGACAACGCGGAACTCGGGTGGCTCCTTGTCGAACTCGCGGTAGTGCTTGGCAAGGTGGTTGTAAACACCACGCCGCTCGTCGTCGGGCATATCGACGCCCCCCCTGCCACCGAGCAGGGCGCTCATAGCGGCCTGGACGCCTCGGAGATTGGTGACCATCTTACCTTCACGGATATTGTGATGCGGCAGTTTGTAGGCTCCAAGAGTCTCTTCTTCGTCTCCCTCGTAATAAGTAAAGGCTGCTCGGTATTTTGCCATATTGATTTCGTCGCCAGACGAAGCCCACGCTTTTGTTTCTGCCCTGGCGGCTGCCCCATCCCACTTCTCGTCAATCATGCTGTATGCCTTGTATGGGACAACATTTCTGGCCTCGGTGACTTCCTCTGCACCGTATTCGTCGTCACAAGGCTTGGAACACATACTGTTGGCGACCGCGACGGCTTGATCCTGATCCATGTCAGGGTCTTCCGCCATGATTTCGGGCACCTTCCGTGAGACACACTCAGATTTAGTCTCGTCGGCCATTCGGCAAGCGGGACTCCGCGTTTCTTCTTGTGCCACCTCGGGCACCTGGCGGGCTGTGTCGTCGATCACGATTTCTTCTTGCGGGTCGGCGAGCTTGGCAAAGGAAAGGAGTTCTTCGGAAGACATTGTTTCGCGTTTTTCAGGTAGGGTGAGACCCTCGGCCTCTATGGCGTCGGCAAGGGCGCGAACTCCATAGAGGAGTTCTAGGTCGGATCGGCTGAAGACGCCGCTTTTGTGCGACAACTTTGCCATGTCCTTGATTTCTTGAGCAAGGGCACTCCTTTGAACGGCGCTCGGATTACTCGGAACCGTTACGGCGCTGATTTCCAGCAACTCGGCGCGGGAGATAATCCATGCGTCCGCATCGTCTCCGCGCAGATCCATGGACTTCACCTCGTCCTCGTCCGGGGGCCGGATTTCAATGGGTCTGAAGCCAACTGACGACCCCCGAAGCCTGCCAGCCATCCAGTTTCTGTACACTACCTCGGCGTTGGGGTTGAGGTCATCGCGGCTAAACAACACATGGGCAACAAAGCCAGATCTGGAAGTGCCGCCTTTGCCCTTAATTGATGCCGGCGAGATTGCCAGCGTCATTCCGAGAGGGGGTTTCTCCTGATTGTGTCCGTCAAGAAAAACTGGGTTCCTTAGATACTCATCGAACTCCCACCCCTTGGAAAGGAACGCGGTCCCATGCCGATCTACGCTTTCGTCCGTGAACGGAATGGCAACAACGCGATCCTCGTCACCGAACTGCCAAGCGCCAGGGAGACCACTTCCTTCAGCCGGGACGCCCAGCGAATACGCGAGGTTTTTCTTGTCCTCTACGGAGAGCGTAGAGATAACTGGGCGCCCCGCGCCGCGAGTCGACCGGAACGCATTGGCGCCAAGATCTATGGCTTCAGCGAAATCCTTGAGGCACTTATGTTTTGGCATGAGGTAAGAGTGTCCATTTTGTGGGTAGATTTCCAGCCTATCCTCCCCTTTTTATTATCAAACGAGGAGACTATGATGTTCGGCGTGAGCAATGACTTTCCCAAAGACTATGCGGTTCGGATCCGCTGGCGGTGCGGGCGAAACCCGAATCACCTTGACCATACACTCCTTGGTACCCCAATACCTAGTGTGCTAGTTGGAATTGCACCACCAAATTGCCCCGTATGTGGTGGGCTTGTCTATGTGGAAGCCCCCCCTCCATCACTAGTCATCGCCGACGAGGACGCTGGCAATCGCTCCTTTCTAAGTGGGCTCTTTGGGAGGGCGGAAAAAGTGGGCCATAAAAAGGGTTGACTGGCCCTACTCAGGGTGTATTCTATAGGCGGTCGGTTCGCATGGGAGACCCCCCCGCGAAAGCAGGGCAAAGGCAAGGCAAGGAAACGAAGACCCTCCACTCTTCCGCTCCTCTCCTGGGCTTGCTCAGGATGTGTTGTGGCCTTCATTGACCTAACCGAGCCGACCATTTCCGACGGCTAACCGGATCCGCCTACAAAATAAGAGGTCTGGACGAGTTTCTGGGGCTTTCTCGGACGGTACTCAAAGCCTCCTCTTTTTATTTATTTTCTTGACTCCTTGGTGTCCACTTTGTACGCTGGGGGCATGACAGAACTTCAACCACAAAAAGAGTCCGCCAGGAGGGGCTGGCTTGCCGCCAGGAAGGGACACATCGGCGGATCTGAGATTGGGACGATCACGGGCTCCAACCCCTATGGGTGCGCTAGGGCACTTTGGTATGAAAAGGTGGGTGTTCCAGCTTCTCGTGAGTTTGAGGAGACGCCGGTCATGCGCCGAGGCACCATTCTGGAGCCTGTCGCCGCCAAAGAGTTTGCCAGCAAGCACTTGAGGCCGCTCTGGGAGATGAAAAAGGTTGCAGAAACGCAGAAAATGATTGAACACCTTTCCCAGAAGGCTCCTTTGCCGTGGATGGGGGGAACCCCCGACTACTTCCTTTATGAAATGAAGAAGGCCCGCCAAGGAAAACACACCTACATCGACATGGGGCGCCCCGACGAGATCCTGGAAATCAAAACAGCCAATAAGTGGGCGTTCTCCCAAGCCAAGAAGATTGGAGGGCAGCCCTACCACCACGATCAGGTCTTGTGGTATTTAATGCTCATGGGGCTAAAGAATGGGAAGCTGTTCTACCTGTGGCCAGATGGGTGGGAGTCCTTCAAGGTGGACATAACCCTTACCGAGGTAGAGTGCCAGCGCCTCCGTAGCGAATCTCGATTGTTCTGGGTGGCCGTGAACGACGGGCGCCAAAAGTGGATAACCAAGGGCTTCGCCCCGGAAGCAATGGAGCCCTCTCTTGAGAGCCTGTCTCGTCTGCCGACCAACGACAAGAGGTGCCATTCTTGCTCGTGGGCGCCAATTTGCCAAGTTCGAGGACTAGAAGAGGTAGAAAGTGGGCCTGAGCCCATAGACCTGAGCGGCGATTCCGATTGGAACAGCGCCGCAGCCGCATATTTAGCAGCCCAGGCAGACGCAGACATTGCGAAGTCTCGGCTACAAGATGCGCGATCCTTGTTAGAGGAAAAGATGGGGAATGAGCGTCTCGCCCAAGGAGGCGGACTCCGCGTCTCTTGGAAAACTTCTGTCCGGTCTTCACTGGATGGGAGTGCGTTCCGACGCGATCACCCAGAACTTGCTTCTAAATACACCAAAGAAACCCCAATTCGCTCGTTCAGAGCCACAAAACAATAATGCCCGGAAGAAGAACAAAAGAAGACCACCCCGCGACCTTTGCCCCCGCGTCAATGCGGGCGGCCCTAGAGGGGAAGGGATGGAATGCAGCATACCTGCGTCGGATGCTCCAATTATGGGGCGTCAACCCGAAGGTGGATCAAATCCTCAACGGGCATCGGGCCCCGAGTGGGTCAACGGCAGCCCTCATTGCCTATCTCTTAGACATCCCCTTGGGGGGGCTCTATGAAATCAGCGACGGCGTCTCAGTTAAAGACGCTATGCGCCAGCTTGGCAAACCACGGCTACGCCGAGGTCGCCCCAGACTTCACGAGCAGGGCGTCGATCCCAACGCCCCGACCTCAACTTCGCCGGCTCCAGAGCCTAAAAATGTCGTCAACTGAAAAAAATCTTAAAAACTTTTGCGACCAATACTCACTCTAGCCGCTTTTCTCTCAACACTACTGGTTGGGGTCCTCATCGTTCCGTTCTCCCTCATCTTGTGTTGGCTCAAGCTTCTGCTTGTCGAGCCCTTCAAAAACGCAAAGAAGGTTTGGGACAGCCTCGGAAAATTACACTTTGACCCGACCAAGTGACTCGGTACCCTCGGTTCCCTCGGGAACGGGAAACAGAAAACAGTTTCCATATACCTTTTTTTTAAAAAGGTTTTACGGCTCCTGTAAACAGTATACGGTTAACTGTATACGCAAAACACAAACACAAAACACATGACCTTTAAAGAAAAGATAAGCCAACTCTGTGAGGGGTATGACCCTGAACAGATAACGACCAAGAATGTCCACGGAAGGAACGAGTCCTGGGTGGAGCAACACCACATCTTCGACCGGATAAATGCGCTTGGCATCCCTTACACCTGGGAGATTTCTCGATGCGAAGCAACCGAGGTCGTCTTTGGAGGAAGCGGGAAGCCAGCACAACACGCCTTCGTTCAGGGAAGGCTAACGCTAAAGTTTGAAGACGGCGATCTCTTTTATGACGGCGTGGGCGAGGCGACGATGGTCGGCTTTACCGACGCTAGAAAAGGGGCCGCCTCAAAGGCGTTCCGACACGCTGTTAAGCCTTTTACTACCTTCCTTTGGGGAGGTGGACTGCCGCATTCTGAGCCAGAGGAAGTCCAGCGGTCTTCCGCTCAGGCCCCGACCTCTACTCCGTCACCACCCCCAAAGGGCGCCCAATACCAGGCTCCTTCTAAGCAGGTTCCTTCGCCCCACGCCGATGCTCCCCACTGGGCCGCAAAGCTTCCCGGCGAATGGAATATGCTCATGGGAAGGGTGGCAGAGGCTTGCCACCTTGAGCGATCCGAGTTTGAGGGGGTTCTCCTTAATGCCGCATCCCTGTGGAAAGGTAATAACGGCACCATCCGTGACGCACAGACGCAACACGGATCGTTTGAGGGGCTCTTCAACGCGACGGCGGCGGACGGAAGGCCACTTCATGGAGCGGCCCTTAACGCAAAGAAGAAGGTTCAAGAGTGGGCTTATCATTTGGAAGCTGGCCACGAACTCGCGCTTACATACCACGCAGGCAATAATCAAGAAGCCACCTACACGATCGCGTCAAGGCATGGTGACCCCGCAGACCCGAGGGTGGCCACCCCAACCAGCACTAAGGATGTCCTCGACGATGTCCCCTTCTAAGCATGGCTACTCCCGTAGAACTGTTTGAGAACTACCTTGCCCGCTTTCTCGTGGGTGAAGATTCCTCCATAGGAATCACCGAAGCCTCGCGGCATACCGCAGAGCGCGTTCTAAAAGAAGCGCACATGACGCCTCAAATCTTAGCTGGCCTTGTCGCTGACATCGCCTCCGACGAAGCCCTGGACCTAGACGCTGCGCTAGAGACTTGTGCTAATCAGGTTTACGCAGCCGTAGAAAAATTAGGTAACACAACATGAAGGATTACGACATGGAGCCGATCATGAAAAACTTAGAGCCGATAAGAATCGCCGTGGAGAACATACTTGAGGAAGTTTACGCACAACTTCCTCCCTTGTCGGCGGAGGGGGCGCGAAACTATGTGAAACTTCGGCTTCACCCCGGAGGGTTTTTGCGGGCTGTTCTAGAGAACGACCTCGCGCTCGCGTTTGGAAGAGCAGACCAGAAGAATACGGAGGTTATGGGAGTTTGGGCCAGGTGGCTCGGCCTCATCCCCCGCGACTGTTGGGGCTCCCCACAGAAGGTAAACGACTGGCTTGCCCATGAACCTGTTTGACTACGCCGAGGCCGAGCGTAGAAAAGAAGAAGGTATTGATCGTGTCTCCACAGGCACATCAGCAGACTGGGTAAAGGTCGCAATAGAGACGATCCGCACCAAGTTTCACATCGGCCAAACCGTCACATCAGAAAGGTTGCGCGCAGCAATGGGGCATTTAGAACCCCCACACCACAACGCCATGGGCGCTTCCCTCAACCATGCGGCGAGAGCTGGCCTCATTCGAAAGACCGGGCTCTGGATCAAGTCCACACGCCCAGAAGCCCATGGTCGAGAATTAAGGCAATGGGTTCGCATCCCCACCCATAAAACATAGAATGACGGCGCCGAGGCTAGGAAACTGCCTGTGGCCCCATAAGTTTTGTGTTAGCCCTCGGCCCCTCGGGGTCGGGGGTTTTTTTGCCATCATGTTTGACTCGCCCAGATAATTGTGGCAAATTGAGGGCATGGAAGACATCGAAGTTCCCGGTGAGGAAGTTTTCACGCCCCCCAAGGCTCCGCGCCAGATGACCAAGGAGATTGGGGATAACTACTTGGAGTGGTTGGCCCAGGGCCACACTCAGGGCTATATTTGCAAAGCCTTGGGTATCAGCCGCTGGACAATCCAGCGCTGGCGCAAAAAGGACGAGGACTTCGCTGTGAAAGAGGAGGCGATTAAGAACATCCGCCTAGAGGCCGTAGAAGACTCCCTCTTTGCCCAGGCCCTTGAGGGGAACACCACCGCTTGCATCTTCTGGTTGAAGAACCGGGCCCCAGAGAAGTGGCGCGATGTCCAGCGCCTAGAGCATAATGTCGAGCCCGTCACCCTGGCCGAACTAGTCCAAAAGATGGAACAGAAGAGATCCAGAACCATAGATGACCAGTTCTGCAATCGCAACTGATCCTGTCGCCGATCGGGTAGAGTGCTGGCGGAATGAGCCGGCGGAATTCATCTGGGATGTGTTGGGCTGCCGACTAACAGATCAACAAAAGCTCGTTCTTGACGCCATAGTGGCCAATAAGAGGGTGGCTGTCCGGTCGGGTAACGGCCTGGGCAAAACCCACCTCGCCGCCTGCGCCATACTTTGGTATCTCTACACAAGGGAGTCCTTCATTCTCTCGACGGGCCCAACAGCCAGCCATGTGCGAACCCACCTCTGGGGAAATGTTAGGAAACTGTGGAATGGCGCCCGAATCCCATTGGGTGGAGAACTGCTGACAACGGCCATCCGCTTAGCACCCTATTGGGAGGCCATTGGTGTCGCCACGAGCGACCCGAGCAACTTCCAGGGCGGTCACGCCGAGAACCTGATGCTGGTCTTCGACGAAGCCCAAGCAGTTGACCCAGAGTTTTGGGAAGCCGCCGAGTCCATGATGTCAGGAAAGAACGCTCGGTGGCTCGTCATTGGCAACCCCCTTGAGGCAAAGGGGGAGTTTTACCGCGCTTTTAGAAAGCCCGAGGAATGGACCCCCGTCACGCTGTCGGCTCTAGAACACCCAAACTACAAGATGAAGGAGGAGGTTATCCCTGGCGCGACCACCTACGAGTGGGTTGAGGAGCGCCGAATTGGGTGGGGAGAAAGAGACCCAAGGTTCATTGCCCGAGTGCTGGGAGAGTTCCCTGAGGCCGGCGATGATCGGATTGTCCCCGTTGGCTATTTGGATCGTTGCGCGAACGAGGACGGCGGGGATGAGGGGGAGGGGGTTCACTTAGGCGTCGATGTGGCTCGTTTCGGGGCAGACGAAACCGTGATTGCTGTTGTTGAGGACAATGTTCTCCAGCGGGAGATACGGTTGGCCAACTTGGACGGCAACCAAGTCGCAGGCCATGTAATCAAGGTTGCCCAGAAGAACGGCATTCGGAAATCGGACGCCATGCGGATCCATGTGGATGTTATAGGAATTGGAGCCAGCGCCGTGGACGCCCTAAAAGACAGCGGATGGAAGGTTGACCCAGTGGACTTCTCCTCCTCGCAGCGCGGCATTTACGGGGACGAGTGCGGGCCCATGGAGTTCGCGAACCTCCGAGCAGAGATGTATTGGGCGGCCAGGGAACTGTTGCGCCTTAAGCTTGCCTGTGTGCCCAGGAAATACGGAAGTACATGGGAAGAGCTGAGTGAGGGCGGTTACTCTTACGACCGCAAGGGGCGACTTCTAGTCGAGCCCAAGAAAGACATCAAGAAGCGTTTAGGCCGTTCGCCGGATGGTGCTGACGCCTTCGTACTGTCTCTCGCCCGGAACAAAAGACGAGTTCCACAAATCTACATCTAGACAATGGCACGATTCACAAGACCAGATTTTGGTAAGCGGAACTTTCCAGGTACTGCTTATGACACCTTCACAAGGTTCCCTATTGTCCCAGACCCACAGGAGTTGATCAGCCCTTGGTCGCAACATCCATATGCTCATGGAGCTATCCGCCTTGCGGGCCAGATGCTGGGAATGCTTCCCTTCAGGATCGTCAAGGAGGATGTCTCCGGCTTTCACGGAGTGAAGGAAGCGGCGACCCAAGAGGAACTGGAGTTGGCTCTGCGGAAGCACACTTTCCTCAAGTTCAACGGCGTACAGACAGCGCGATCGAGAACGGCAGCCCTGATACCAATCATTGATAGCCCGTGGGCGCCACTCTTTGACATTGTCAATCCGCACATGGCCAAGGCCGATTTGTGGAATGCCGTAATTACTCAGATGCTCTCCACTGGATGCGCCATTCTCGTTTTTAAGGGGAGGAGCGGGCGCCTAAGGGAGAAGGAAATTCCCCGCGAGGCTTATGTGTTCGGCAGAAGGGGGTGGTATGTGGAGCTTGACGACGACACCGGTTTGGTGAGGCGCTGGAAGTACCAGCCACAGGGAACTGCTCAGGACGGAACGCTCAACACATATCAGTACAACAGAACCGAAGGGGTGGTGTACGAACCCCATGAGATTGTTCTCCTTCGGATTTATTCCCCAGACCAACCCTTCTGGGGGGAGACGCCCCTCGCAGCCGCCTTCAATAAGATGCAGCAGGATCTACTGGCGGATTCCTTCAACAAGGCATTCTTCGAGAATGGCGCCGAGCCAGGTGCAGTCTTGACGACAGAGTCAGATGACCTGAACCCCGATGACGCCAGAAGCATCCTTGCCATGTGGGAGTCTCGCCACCAAGGCGCCCTCAACCGTTCCAAGCCAGCGATTCTCACTCACGGACTCAAGGTCGAGCGTTCTCCAGTCACTCACCAAGACATGGAGTTCTCCACCATGCTTGACTCCAACAGAGACGCAATCTTAGCCGCTCTGCTGGTACACAAAGCCGCACTTGGTGTGACGGAGAGTCTCAACCGTGCGACCATTGAGGAGGCTAACAGGATGGTCTGGAGAAATCTCCTCCTCCCGATGGCTGCGTACATTGAGGATCGTTTGTATACCACTTTGTTCAGCCGTTTCCCCGGAAAGGACTTTGGCGTTTTTGACACGCAGGGAATTCCAGAACTCCAGACCGACATGGAGAGACAGGCAGAAGTTGTGCGGAAACTGTCCGTCAGTTTGGTGCCACTCAACGACATCAATCAGATGCTCCACCTGGGACTACCAACCTACTCGTGGGGCGATGAGCCAGTCGTGCCGATGAACATGGCGCCAATCAGTCAGATCGTGAACGGTCCGTTGTCGGAAAAGCCAACGGATCCCGAGCCACCCGGTCCATTGCCTGGTGATGAAGAAGCGGCCTATGGTGATGAAGACGAAGTCCCGCCAAGCGAACCAGACCCAAGTGCTGGAATAGACACGACTTACAAGAGTGCGGAAGAGTCGAAGGAACTGCGCAGTAAATTGCGCTCGTGGATTTTCGCTGGCCGCTCCGCAACTCTGCAAGCAATAGAAGAAAACCTCGACAAGGACTGGGAAAGCCTCTCTTCCGTCGAGGACGGATCGGGCGGCGAACTGTGTGCCGCTATTGCGTCGAAGGTGATTTTCGATGGGGAGCATTGGCGAAGAACCCTTGAAGAATCCTTTGGGGAAACAAAGGGAGCGGAGGAACTCATTGAAACACTTCAAGACCGCATTGCCGAGCGCTTGCTTCCCGTGATCACTTCTGCTGTTCTGGGGAACTATAAATCCAAAGATGAGTATGGCGCCGAACTCATGACAAAGGTTCGCAGCGCCTTCAATATGGTTAGCCAGCCTGCGCGGCTCGCCCAACTCACCCGGGCCTTGATGCGCTAGAACTTGTACCCGAAATACTCTAGGTCATCTCCCCACATTCTCTCGACGACGGCTTTCGTTGGGGCGCAATAGTAATCCTTGTAAGGCTTGTGCGGGGAAGTGTTTAGGCGAGGGAGGGTTAGATTGAATTTCCCCTTCTTGTTGGCGCCGCAGCCGCTCATGAACCTGGCGAATTCTTCATTCAGGTTCTCGAACCGGAGGATCCAGTCCACCCCGACGACAGGTCCCGATGGTTTCGGCAGGTCCACAAAGGATCGTTGTGTATATGCATGGAAGAAGTGTTTGTCCTCTTCTGCCAATCTCTCGAAGCTCTCGCAGAATTCTTGGAATGGCTGCCGGCGCTGTCCGTACATATAGAAGAGGTCGTGTTTTAGAGTGTACCCGTATATGGAGACTAAGCGCGAGAAAGGATTCCTGACCACGGCGAAGGACGGAACCTTTAGGATCTTGTCTCCCAGTTCCTCGATGGCTTCTGAAAGAAGACAGTGGGACGGCGCGAACAGACCTTTGTATCGGGGCGTATGGCGCCACATGAATTGGTTCAAGCGCTCGTCTCGAATGGTGTTGGCTTCGCCAAGCGCCTGATAGATGGAAGTGCTGGCGTTCTTCGGGATCCTGACGAAGGTTAGGCCGTGGATCATTCTGGCCGCTTAGAACCCTGCCTGGAGAGCCGACGAACTTGGTATCTGGTCTTGGACTTTGCCTTCACAGGGAACACAGAGGCGTCAGTAACTTTGGCGGCCATGGCTTCTGCCTTCTTCCTGTTTGCGTAGGTGCTGACGATGATCCATTTGGTGTAGGTCATACGCCTATTGTAGAGCCCCACCCACCCTACTTAGTCAACCGCTTTTCTCCAAATTGGTCTCCAAGTACACCGGAGTTTGCGGACCACCCCAGGCGCCTGCTATCTCCTCCTCAAAGTAAAGCTCCGCCGCCCGCTC